GCAGCTCTAGCCGAATACGATTGTATAAGTTTGTAATCCAGTTCATGTTAGTTTCCTTTTTCTAATCTTTGTATTTGTTGTTCCTGATAGTCTGGATCTTGCCAGCTGTATGGATATTCTGCTTGACTTGTACTAGTGCGTATACCAGTAACATCAAGCCGAGTATTTAACTCAGCCCATATAGCCAGGTAATCTTCTGTGCCAAAGCTACGCCGGAGATCAACTTGCCCTACCTTAGGATGTCCTATAGTTAAACTTTTATCTTCTGGGTCAAATCCATTCGTAATCAGCCATTCGCGAAACTCTGTTAATTGTTTTATTTGAAAGGGAAAGGCCCCAGGATTGTTGGCCCATTCTATGTCAAAATCACCAGCTGCTTCTGTCTGCGACTTTAGTGTTTGAGTAGTTAATTCGTCGATGCGGCTGTCACGCCCTTCGTCGTTGAACACTTCATAATGATGTTTGCCCACGGCCTTGTTTACACCCACATACACACCACCTAGACTACGGTTAATAGTCGCTATACCGAACAGCTCATAGTCCTCTTCGGTTAGCACAAAGCGTGGTGCATTTAGCCAACACATCAGCTGGCTGGGTCGTTGCCATTCTGGTTGAGTGTGCTTTTTACGCCAGCTTAACGCCCATGATTCAAACTCATGACACAGTAGATTAAGTTGACGGATATGCCAGCGTACTGTGCTATCAGCCCACTTATAGTAAGTGCTGATCGCGCCACTAACACCCTGCAGGTCTTCAAAGTAACGATGCAAGTGGTTGAACTTGTTGTGTATTAACCCGTGCGCTGAGTCTATACAAGTTTCAATGGTAAACACATCGTCAATTTGATAGCCGATCTCGGCCGCATTTATAGCAGCTATGCTAGTGTTGATCTGTTCTATTAGGTATGAGCCGTTGCGTGGCCCTTCAGCAAACCCTAAGAAGCAGTAGTTCTTTTCAAGATGATAGTTGTTAGCTATTAAGTTGTTTAAAGCAGCTAACCATCGCCGACTTAAACTGTTATCGTAGACATTGATGTATACTGTCAAGTCCCCTAAGTCCACCTCTACTACATCAAGTAATAATTTGTTCATACCATTCCTTTATTTCCGTATCCGCACTTACGATATCTGCCAGTGTATATGCGTCGTTGCGTATGCGCTCTAGTTCGAGTATACGCTGTTTACCCCGAGAAATTTGCGCTTGGGCTTCGCCTGGCCATTGTTCTTCAAATGTAGGTCTATGCTTTAGCTGTAGGACTACGCTCTTCAGGGCCCCATCTGGTAGATCAGCTGTCAATTCATCGACCAGGCGATCTAGTATGTGTCGGGGTAAGGCCATTGGGCTTAAGATAATATCTGGTGTAAAGCTGAATATGACCTTGGCCAAGATGTCCACATCAAGATTGTCGGCCAGCTGCTGTATGCGGGTCACTTCAAATAACCCCGGCAATGTCAAGGTAAAGTCTATACGCATTTGCCTACGGTTACGGGCCTGCGCTAGGCCCTGCTTGAAGTTTGCTAACCATTGCGCATAGTCAAGACCTGTGCGTATATACTCTCCTGTTCTTCCAGTACCGTCCAGGCTAGCACAGATCTGCCAGTTGCGTAGGTGGGCCAAGATGTCCCGGTAAAGGTTAACACCCCGATAATCAACCCTGCTAAGATTAGTATTGTAACGGGCATACACACGATCGCCGTCGCCTTGTGCTACTATTTGCTGCATATAGCGCCAATGCTGTTCGTACATCAAGGGTTCACCACCCACCCAGTATACTTCCTCTACACGATGTTCAGCAACAGCAGCAGCGAACTCTTGCTCAATTTGTGTATCTTGGAATTGACTTATTTGTTCTCTTACAGCGGGCAGCATCCATGCGTTTTTAGGATTAGCCCAGTCCGTCATCGCGTTGGCTCGCTGTTCCGTTTCCCAACTGCTGCTTAACATATCACCACACATACGGCATTTAAAGTTACATAGGTTACTAAAACGATAGTCCCAGCTTATGGGTTTAGCAGTGGTATACCCTGTGTCATCTGTGGCAGCGAGCACTTCATCGCGTCTATGCCCAAACATACGATTAAAGTAACTACGGTAAACATCAGTGTTTAGCAGCTTTTCATTGCATACTGCGCATTCGGGCAACTCTTCATTGGCCAGCATTCTGCGGCGGACGCTGCGCATGTGCTCGCTGTTCCAGTGTTGGTCCAGGGTGATAGGTTGGTAGCTGCCCGAGCCTGGAGCCGTGTCTATATACTGTGTAAAACTTTGCGCAGGTTCGCGGCTAGCACAGCATAGTCTACGCTCTGTTTGTGGGCTAAGATATGTATGTACCCAAGGAGCCAGGCACAGTCGATCAGGTGTTGACATAGTCTAATATTGGCGTAATAATGTTGTCGATAAACATCTGCTGAACTCTATCAGCATTGTAAAACAAGTTGTGATTATGTCTGAGTTTTTCCCCGGTTAACTTGTCGTACGCTTGCTCTTTAAAGTTTTGAACATTATCTACAATCTGAGCTAGTCGTGTGGGTTGGTCTTCTACAGTGTCGTAGCTTTCATCAAATAAGTTTTCAAATGTTTCAAACCCTAGCTCATGCAAGTATGCCAGTGTACCTGTTTGCCCAAACACTACAAAGGGATGATAAAATGATATGGGTTTAAATGTTTTTTCCGATACTTTAACTGGATACTTACTGTAAGTTACTGTTTCTGATACTATGGTAAAGTATGTACTGTCATACCATTCTGGCGTAAAGTAGCGTTGAAATATACCTTCTGATTCTTCTAAATCGTTTGGTAATCGACGACCTAGATCAATAACACTGTATAACAGTTGATCTAATACTGGCTCTAATGCCGCTAGTAATTGTCGACGGTGTGGTTTTAATTGTCTAATAGCCAAGAATGCTCGATGTGTATACTGTTTATTAGGCTGATAATTTTGATATCCTTGTGTAATCCACAGGTAGTATTCATTGATCCACATGTAGTTTTTAGCTGACCATACATATGCTTGTCCTTTGTATCGTTCAGCTAGTATGTCCGATACTTGCCACTCTATTAGATTATCAACAATAAGTCTGCTACCCGAGTTAACCAAGTCCGTATACCAAGTATTAACAAAGTTTGAATTGGTCATTACACAGTACTCCTTGGCGTTGTAGTTTTGAGCAGGATCGTAGTCAACAATATCAAAGTAGTTGGCAAATATTGGACGCAGGTAGTGTTGGTTAAGCACCACCCGGTCCTGATCATTAACAAGTATTCGAGGTTTAATTTGGTCCATTATATTCTATTAATTTAGCAAATTCTGGTTCTACCAGTGCTAAGTTTTGGTTGCGCCTACGATCTAAGTTGGCTATTTCTCTACGCATGTTTGACCCGTCTAAACTGACACCTGCGTTCATAAAGTCTACTATGCGATTGAACTCCTGCTGCGCTGCGTCGCTGACGCTCCCGCAGCTGCGTAGTTGGGTAGTGATAGCAGCCTTGGCTCGCTCGGGTAAGGTACTAATACTAAAGTAGTAGGCTTCGTGCATCATATTCCAGTAGATGTAGTCAAATCCTTGGCTGTAGTTCCAACGGGCCAGTTCCTCTAAGTAGTAGACATTAAACACATTAACAGTGCTGCATACCTGTAAGCGTATATTAGGATATTGGTCTCTTAACTGTTTAAATCTAGCTATGTTAGCCGCTACTTCTGGCCATACAGCATTAGATCGCTGATACTCAAATCGTGCGCCTACATCATCTATACTAAATGCTATCTCTACTAGTTTAAAGTGAGACCATATTTTTTCTGCACCTTCTGGATACTGTGTTCCGTTGGTGTTATAGTGGATCTCTATGCGGCTAGCCAGGCCTCGATTGACTAGTCCCTGTAGCATGTTAAAGTGCTCTTGAATCATAAAGGGCTCGCCACCGGTAAACTCTATATACTTAATCTGATCTACTACTTGATCTATTTCTGTCCAAAAGCTGAGATTTTCTCTAGGCCAAGCGCCTTGACGTAGCATTTGATAGTGGTGATTAGTTTTACGATCTATATTAGCACTAAGATTGTTTAGTTCCTCGGCGGCAAATGTACTACTAGACCAAGAACCACATATACGGCATTTAAGATTACATATATTGCCCAGTTTAAGATCAAGAAACATCAATGGTTTGGCATCTATGGTCCAGTCTGTGTCGGGGATCATATGCTTAAGACGATCTAGTGTATGCATGCGTTTACTAGTGCGCCCACTCCGCTCTTCTCTAAAACACTTACGGCATGTTTGTGGTTGTTTCCGATCTATAAACTCTTGGCGCAACTTACGCATACTATCGCTGTTTTGTATGGTACTAAATTTAGCTGTAGCTAGATTAAACTTTTCTCCTGCGTCGTCTACTAGCTCATCTTCAGCTAAACAACAAGGGCGTACAGTGCCTACAGGGCTAGTTTCAAGACTAACCCAAGGTAATACACAGAATTGATCGTGTGGTATGTTCACTTGAGAGGTATCCTTAGTTCTTTAGGGCGGAACTCTGCAATTGCCTCTAGTTCTGGTACTACTGCCAGAAGACTTTCACTACGACTCCAATCAAGATCGTTAACTGTCTGCCAGAAGTTCTTGAGCAAATGACTGTTGTCCGTGGCCATCATAAAAGCAATGGCAGCTTCAAATCCGCCGAGTGCTCGATGTATAGGATCTTTATCTTGTAGCCACTTGATGTGATCTTCAAAGTCCTGCTTAAACTTGAGTTTAATTGTTTTGGGCAGTATATCTATTCTATAGTTGTCCGGGCCCTGTAAGATGTTTAAGTTAAAGTCTTTGGCCTCAATAAATCCCGACTCTACCATATAGCGGTGGAATCGAGTAAAGTTCCATATATTCATTATACTCAGCGTGGGACTAATCATAAAGTCTATATGCGGGCATTCACGTTTAAGATCACGTATGTTTTGTTCAACCTGCGCCCAGTCTGTTCCTGAGCGTATAATAGCCGCACGGTCGCCCATGTCATCTAAACTAGCAGCCACGCATATAGTGGGAAAATGTTTCCATAGATCTAATACGCTTTGCTTTTTAAATTTAAGTTCAGTCAGGTTAGTATTGTAGACTAAACGTACACGAGTATTGCCTTTTTCTATTAATAGCTTAAGAATACGATTATGTTCTTCCATAATAAGCGGTTCGCCACCGGCAAAATATATTTGATCCAGGTGCGGAACATGCTCTTGCATTTGCTCCCAGACATCTTCTTCATGTCTACCCGCAAATTGTACACGGGGCCTAAGTTCTCGACCCCATAGCTTAACATCATCGTCATACCAACGTGAGCTAAAGATACTACCACAGCTACGACACTTTAAGTTACATATATTACTAAAGCGTACATCCCAATAGTGTAACTGCATATTGGGCAATGTACCATCGGGTCGTGTTTCGTTGATCTCTGCTATATGATGCCCAAAGCTCTTGTTTGAATTGTTACGCATACTGGCAAAGTCTGCACCTTCTTGCTCGTAACAGTCGCCGCATTCCTGACATGGTTGATCCGCTAGCATGTTACGACGCATGGCTCGCATGGGCTCATCGTTCCAGATTTCGCGCATGGATTTTTCTTTAAAGTTACCAATTGGGTGTGCGGCTTTGCCCAGGCAACAGGGATAAGCGCGACCGTCTGGCCAAGCGTGTAAGTGTATCCAAGGTAACATACAAAACGTATCCGACTCTAACAGTTTATAGCGTTGATCTTCTGTGAGTTCTTCTAATTTGATATAGTTAGGTATGCGGTCTTTCCAATTGTAATTGCTTAAACTCATAATGTTGTATACCATTCAGCTAATGCTGGAAATGTTTTAGTAAAGTTCTTGTTACGGCGTTGGTCGTATTGTGTGTAAAATTGCTTAAAGTCGTTGAGCAAACTAGGCATGTCAAAGGTGTCAGAGTGTGGAGTCTTGACTACGTCTAAGTAATCAATCAAGCGTTGTAAATGATTAACTTCGTGCTCGTGCATATATGGATTATTACGGTTGCGATCTAAGAAGTCTTGTAACCGATCTTTATAGTCGGTACGCAACGTGTCTGGCAATACTAACGGGCTTTGGAAGCTGGGAAAGCGTAGAATATTTAAAGTAAAGCTCACACGCTCACGTCCGTACATTTGCTTAAACTCTAGCAATTGATATAACAAGCTAGGCAAACTATCCAGGCATAATGCGTTGATAGTAGCCATACAATGTACTGCTCTTATACGGTCGCTATCTAGTAACTTCTGCACATTTGCTATCCAAGCAGTATAGTCTAATCCATCGCGAATATACTCTGCTTGATTATAAACACTTTCTTGACTGGTATAAATGTCTACCGCTAATCCTTCTACACTATCTAGTAGTCGGTCAACATCTATTTCTCGGCCCAGATTACTGTTAATAGCCAATCTAGTTGTGCTACGGCCGCGGTTGTTTTTAAACCAATCTAATAGCTTCCAGGTCTCACCCGACATTAACGGCTCACCACCGGTGATTCTTAGCTCTTGAAGAGTCTGGTGAAGATCAGTTTCCCACCAAGCAAAAAACGCTTCGCTGTAGGGATTAACTTCATTAAACCGGTATAGTTGAGCACTATCATGAGTGTGAGTAAAGTGCCCACGCCCATCAGACACCAAGGACTCATAAGGACCGTTGGATCGTATGTCTTTGACCCATGTACTAGAGAAAGCAGGGTTACAATAGCTACAAGCAAATTGGCAAGTGCGATCGAATGCGATTTCAAGTGTGCGAAGATTGACATCTTCTTGGTGTGGTTTTGTGTATGCTTCATCAAGGGCCTCTATAGGGTAAATTTTACTTTTATACACACGGTCGCTAACGGCATCGCGACCCATGTCTTCAATTTTCCAGCAGTATTCACAACCCTTGGGGCGGTTGCCTAACTGCATGTTCAATCGATCTATTTTCTTTTCTACTGTATTGTGTATAGCACCAGGATTCTCATCGAGTGCTGATAAGTCTATTTTGTGAGCAGGAGGGTGATGACAGCTTGTGCTCATACCACTTCCTAACCATATAGTAGCGTTGTACCATTTGGCCGCACAGAAGCTGGCACTTTTTGTGTCTAAAATTTGTTGTTTAAATTCCAAATCATTCATATATTATTATAACACATTAATAGAAATTTTGCAAAGATTTATTGAAATAGATTCTTTGTTTTATACTGTTGCTCTTTGGCAAATTCGTAATACCGAACTCGATTGAACTGTATGTCAGGTAACATTGCTGTATACAAATCCATAAGTTCGGCATTAGTTTTAGCCGCAAGATACCGTAATACTTCTACTGTGGTTGCGTGAACATCTGGATTAGTTTCAACATCGATATGCCCCCAATGATGATTAAAAGTTTTAAATCCGTTATTCCTTAACCACTGATATATGCTTGTTTGTCCGTGTATTAAAAATGGGCGTAACCCTATAATCGGCTTCCACATTTTTTCCGTAATGAATCTAGGTTTCCATGAGTCAAATTCAGTTTCGCTTACTACATTAAGTAAGCATGTTCGCCATATGTCTAACCGACCTAGTGTCACTAAGTCGTTTGGTATGCCACCAAATTCATCGTGCTTGCCGTTGTGTTTATAATCAGCTGGATCATCGTCAATGGTTAACACTATAGGTATCTCGTCGCCCTCGGTCCAATCATAGTCGTGATTATCGTTTGACCCTAATGTTACTATGCCACGCTCAAGCAAATTCTCTTTAATTAATCTTTTTGTTAACTCTAATCGATGTGGCCGTGGTTTTCGTTGATATAATAAAAATGCTTTATCAAATATGGTTGGTGATATTTCTTCTTCGGTGTACCCCGGACTTTTTTGTGCAGTAATAAACGAATGGAAGTTCCATTCAAATGGGCTATCAGCGTACATGCCTATTAAATAGGTATTTTGAATATGTAATCCTGTTTGTATTGTTTCAACATCCTGATCTCTTAGATACATAGGATCTATTACAGATAATAGAAATAAATTATCATATGAATCGCCGTTGTTAATTAGTTCGTTAACTCGAGTCCAGTTATTATTGTTATTAATAAATCCAGGACCAAACCAAGTAGTATTAATTAGTAGATTCTTTTGTTCTGGAAAGTGCTGTTTGATTTGTTCTGCGGTTGAATTGAATATGTCAATTTCTTCTGGGCCGTATTGCCACGATTCTGGGAAGGTTGTTCCTATAACTGTTATCATTGTTTATTACTTTCGGAAGGGATTTTGTAAGATACTATATTTAATCTATGTTGAGTCGGGTATATAGATATTCGGCCCATTGCCGATGTCCATCTTTTAATGGATGATAGTTTCTAAATTTAGCAGGATCTTTAAGCATATTGTTTCTTCGTTCTGCCACTGGAATAACATCTAACATCCATTCTTTAAAAAAATCCAACTGTTTGGAATTCTTAATAACTTCTGGCATTCTTAATAGGGCCTTAACACCGTCTATACATATAGGAGATATAATATCATCTGAACAACCCATAACCCGATACCACGGAAGCAACCGCTGATCTAACGGAACAGACTCAAGCCCAATTGGATCAACAAAGTTGGTACCGATTTTTATCATAACATGCTCGTAAGGACTTAATGCTTGATAAATTCTATTAACACAATCTTGATTAAATTTAATTGGTAATTTAATGTAATCTTTAGGTTTAGTAATATTATCTTGGACCCAAGTTGGGTAGTGTATATAACGATCATACTGCGTGTTAAACCAGCGGCCTGCACCAGTGAATACACAAATTACATAAATTGATCGGTAGTCAAGCTGTGGTATTAGTTGCCCTAGTTCTTCAATCATTGCAGTTGCCCAAAAATTACTACTGGCAGACAACCCTAAATTTAACCAATCGGTTTTTAATTCATCAGACAATACATTTCCATATAAGTGCGTTATTCTAAAATTGTCGTCGTGATTATTTTCAGAGATATCACTGCCCCAGGTCCAACTGTCACCGACAGTAACAATTAACATATCGCTGTTGCGATCGATAAAATTAAAAGTATTAGTGGGAGTTTGATGCCAGCTACTATAGCGATCTGCAATGGTAAAATAATTTGGTAATGTGTCTTGTGTAAGTTTCATTGTGGGTAGTGCTCGTTTACAAACTGAATAAATCTAGCAAGTAGCTCGCTACGAATTTTTGGTTGTAGTTCTGCTAAGTGTTGTTGATTATACTCGCATATATCAGCGGTAGCAGTTACAAATGTGCTTAGATCCTGGTGACATAAATCTTCTACTACTTCGCTAATCCTTGCACAACGGTCTAACGGGTTTTCAATTGAATCAAAACTTTCATCAATAAACTGTCCAAATGTTTTAAAACCTAGATTATGCATATCTTTGTAATAGCCAGCATTGCCGGCTACTATCCACGGGTGTCCTATTGCAATCGGTTTCCAAATTTTTTCTGTTCTAAAAGTATACTGGTAATCAAATACTGTTTCTGTTACTAGGCTAAAGTAAGTATCAATGTAGGGCTTTGATTCTAGATATATATCTCCCCATTCATTATTAAACAAGTGATGTTTAACATGCAAGTCTCTGCTTGAATTTGCTGAGACGATTGTTGATTGTGTTTGATATCTACTAACTTCATATTCGGGTGGTAAGCATCTAACTGGAAAAGAGTCGTAGGTAAATTTTTGATTTGGGTAATGTTGTGGTAAACTTTCATTGCCGTGCTCATACCATTCTAGATATCGAAACCCACTGGTTGTTCTAGGATCTAAATTCGTCCACAAACTTTGATCAAGTAATCCACTTGATTTGAATCTTTCTAGCAGATACTTTCTATGAGTTCGCATACGCCCATTTAAAAATAAAAACTTGTACGGGCGAGTACTTGAACTAGTTTGTTTATATTCTGCAGCGGCTGTTAAGTTTTCGTCGTAGTCGAGTACTTTAGTAAGAAAATTTTCATAGTATAAATGTGGCATATCTGGAGGTAAATACCCACCAGTTATAATTAAAATTTTTCCTTGTTTAACTAATTCATATATTCCTAGCATTTTGCATTGCCAATACATCGTATCGGCACCTTCTGCTGGGTTTGAAAATATAACTTTTATAGTATCATTTTCTATTAACTGTTTTATGTATGATGTATTAGCGGTAAACTGTTGGCGCCCGATAACATAAATGGCAGTGGGTACTATAGTATGTTTGGTTAAATCATAAAAAGTATCATCTGCTATAGGAGATAATTGCTCTTCAACTTCACAAAATATATCTACTATAAGTTTACGATTGCCGAGCATAGTACTCGCACTCCTTCCACCAGCTGGCCATTTCTGGAAACGCAGTTAAAAAGTTGGTGCCATGTCTGCGGTCAGCTTCGCTAAAGAAACGATAAAAGTCTGCTTTATTTTGTTGAATACGTTCGACATTTAATTGTTGCCCATCACGCATCCATGCTATGTCGCGATCTAACCTGGCTATCTCGTAGTCCTTAAATCCCTGGAAGCGTGTTGCTTCTGTTTCAATTTGACGTAGCATCCATGCCCACAAGTATTCTAATTGCTCTACATAACTTTCTGGCAGTAGTTGTAGACTTTGCCACGTAGGCTGACGTAGCACCGGTGTATCAAACCAAATACGTTGATAAGTTTTGCTGTATATCTTGCGTAAGCCTAGTATACCAGCAAACAAATTTGGCAATCCAGTTACACTAAGATTATTCATAGTAACAATAAACGTGATTGAATTGCGATAAGGGACTTCAGTTAAAAATTGGTTAACACGATCCCATAACAAGTTAAAATCTAATCCGTGTCTAATGTATTCTGCTTGGTTGCCAAAACTATCCAAACTAATAAACTGCATAAAGTGTTCAAGCCGACCTTCTTGGCACAGCTCTTTTATATAACCCAAATAACGTTGCCAGGACCGTTCATCTACACTGAAGTTACTTGTTACATTTAGGTGTAAGTTGGGTTTAGGATTGGCCAGGACATAATCAAACACCCGGTAGGTATTTTTGTCCAACATAGGCTCACCACCGGTCATGCGGAAGTGTTCTAGTTCTGGATATAAGGTAGGCCACCAATCCCAGAATGCATCTACATAAGGATTAGGTTGTGAGTGAGGGATCGGTAAATTACGACCAGTGAAATGACTAGGATCGTTATGAATAGTAGTAGTAGGATACCCGCCCCATTTAGTGACCTCCTGCTGCCAAGTGCTACTGAATTGAGGACTACAATAGCTACAAGCCAAGTTACAAGCATGATTAAAATTAACTTCCACATAGCTAGGTATAACATCTTCATCTCCGTTTGAATTTACAATTACATCAAAGTCTTTGGCAGCCCAAGGCTCGCCAGACCGATAGTGACGATCGCTTAATTTACTGTTATCTTCCATTGCCCAGCAATAGCTACACTCGCTAGGACGTTCTTGCCGTAACATAATCTTACGTTGTTCTTTCTTATGTGGAGTGTTATGCAGTGCGCTAGGATTATCTGCTAGTAATTCTGCAGGTATTGCATGCAGTGGAGGATGGTAACAGGAGTTATTAAGTCCGGTGGGCAGGTGCAGACTAACTTGCTTCCATTTAGCCAAGCAGAGTGCTGGACCCAATTGTTCTTTCATTTGCTCAGCACTACTGAGAAACAGTGATTTGAATTCGTCGGTGACTTGATCACCTTTGTTATTCTGGGTCATAGATTATTCCTTACAAATTGTGCTACTTCGAGATTGCCTTGTAAGCTAAGATGATTTATATCCCCAGGGCGTTTTTTCCAGATCCGGTGTAAATTGTATATCATCGGATGATCAATGTCAAAAAATGATAGATGTAAACATTTATTACCAGTGGTAAGATCAATTATTTTGTCAACAATCAACTGATGCATGTCCATGGCTGTATCAAGGTCGAATATGTTTTCAAACCACCAGGCAACATTTTTTGCAAATGGTTGTGTGTCAGCAAGACTTTTAACATCTTGATATATTAAATCACAATTCTTGTGTGTGTTTGTATTTTGGTGTAATGGATTAAACGGAACATAAATTCTGTTAGGACTTGTGTGAACAATTATTATTCGATCAAATTTTGAACAGTTTTGTGTTTGTAAACTTTTTAAAATACGATACTCACTGCTGCCGGCTGCTGATAGATTTGTTACTTGATAATCAAGTTGAGTCGTCCAGCTCAAGTCACCGGTGTTTGCAGAAAAACTATCGCCGACAATTAATAATTTAGAAGTTACCATTCTTTAGAAAATCTTTCTATTTTATCTAAAAATTGGGTTGTTAGTGGTAAACAATCAAACCTTTGATCGAGCAACGGAAGTACTATTTCATTGGTCCATAAAAGGTGTACATTGCTCGGTGGATGCATTTTATTTAATTGATTATAAAATTCTAAATTATTATCAATTGCATAGTTAATCAAGGATGTAAACTCGGTCCACTGTGGTCCTAATAAATGTTTAAAACTACTGACCAGACTATCATCAAGTAGTTGTCTATCTAGTAAAGGAGTGCCTGTTACATAAGAATTCAAATCGTATTCCAATAGATTCCAAATATTTGAATCAAACAACGGAATTAAATCAATTTGATTTTCTTTACAGTAAGCATTGAGACCGTGAAATAACAATATGTTGTTTACTGCCGAGATTGATGTGTTAAAGAAATTGTCATGGTACAATTGTTTAACTTCGGGCCAATGGCTTCCGGTGCTCCAAAATCCATCAGTATTTTTTTGAGCAGGTTCTGCTGTTAGTTGCCACGGTCTGTGTTTTTGTTCTAAATAAGATAATATTTTATCGGGTGGGATATACATATCAAATTTATCTATTGTGGTAAACATTGGCATACACAGCACCGATTTTGATTTGGTTTCTGACAATGCTTTTAAACAACTCAGGGTAATATAATAATTGCCAACACCGCGAGCACTGAGATTTATTACTTCGCGAGGATTTAATATTTCTATCACAATATCCGCCCAGGTAAACCACGGACTTGAGGTAATGCTTGCCCCAGATATAATTAAAGTATCAATTTTTTTCATGCGCCAAGATATTGTTTTAGACTGCCAATTGACTGATTGTTGTTTTCGCCAATGAGATTTTCAACTTGGTTGCTCCAGGCCAACTCAACATTGTGCATTACACTTTCATAACACAAATCAGTCAAGTCTTGATGTGACAAACTCAATATCCAATCAATGTTGTTTAAAATTATCGACAGTCGATGGTTGTCATTTGATTCGTTATCGTATATACCTGCCCACGGATAATCAAATCGAAAACCAAATTTTTCAAGTCGTTGTTTGGTTTGAGTTTGTCCAGCAAATAAAACAGCATTGCCAGCAAATAGTGGTTTCCAAGTTTTTTCACTTATATAAGGAGCTGGCAATATTCCAAACTCTGGAGTTTTACTTAGATTTTGTGTTTCGTTAATAGAATTTATAATTGTGTCTTGATAGGCCGCATGCGCAAAAAGCGAATTGTTCAAGGGATTGTTAATAAATTGTTCTTGATTTATTGGAGTTACTTTAAGTTTTTGTTTGTTTACCAACAGTTTGTCAATGTTCAAATATCCTGTATTGTCAAATATATAACTGTCTTGATCTCGAATTTCAAAACCCAAGTTCCAACTCAGTACGACCTCACGAGGATCAGCGGCCAGTAATTTTGAAGTGATAAAAAATTTGTATTCACTCAGTCTTGAACTCAAACTGCTAATTTTAAATTTTCTGTCAGACAATGGTTTTGTTACCGGACCGGGGTTCATTTGTTTTATGGCTTTGATCCAGGTAGAGTGATGACAAACATTGAAAATTTTTACCCTGGGTAGCTGTACCAAATCATTCGGAAACATATCACACAAAATAACAAACTCTGCCTGGGGGTTATTATGATATTGTTCCAAAAACCAATTGTCATTAAACACCTCAAAAAACCAAGCAAATATGTACAAACTACGGCCCTGCGGTATTTTTACATCTTCGTGGCTGGTCGAAATATTAATTAGACTGTAGGCATCTTTGTTTTTTGCCCAATCATGTAACCAACTCAAATCAATATCAATGAATTTCAAATCGCAATTTGAGGTCAAGGTTTGATTCAGTTGATAAAACCATGGACTTTGTATGTTCATTTTACCAACCTTCTTGACTCCTAATTACATCTATCTCTCGAATCATAATACCTCGGTTATGCCAATTAGATCTATAGTGTTGTTTAAAAAATTTGCTTTCGTTGGGTCCTAGCATGTTAACAGGCAAATCTAATTGTGTGACCAAATCTTCTGCAACCTGTCCAGCTAGCATTTCGGGGTTTGAATCTTCGACGGTTTTCCACAATTTTTCTAATTCGGCAAAATCTTGCACAGTACGATAGTCCCATTGCGGAGTAATCATAGTCATATATGTGCCCATTCTACTACCAGCTATAGCCCATATACCGTTGTCTGCATCTCGTCCCACATTGTGCCATATGGTCAAGTGGTCAAGATTGCGATGGTGTACGCGATTTTGAAATTCTGTAATTGTAGGCCGGGCGCCTTTGTTTAAGCACATCTTAACACCTTCACGGAAACCGGCTCTCCACGCTTGGAACGCCGATCCATTAGGGTATGTTGTACTATAACAATCATGCATGGCATAGTAGTTAGGATAAAAACAAAATTCTACATCATTCTCTGCACTACCATCTGTAGCTTCGTGTGTACGCATAGCGTAAACAAATTCCTTTGACCATACACTTATACCACCGTTGCCGTACATTAGTCCATTAATAAAATTCTTGGCTCGCCACCGATAAACACACGTAGTATCAGTGTCGTTAATATCTAATGTAAGATTAAAAAAGTTAGCATCTGGGATATTATCACCATCAATTAATACAAAGCGATCGGTGGTACTAGCATCGGCTGACGCCTTATGTGCAGCATCGCTACCTTTAATACCATCTATACGAACAGCCCACGGTACCATATTCTTAATCTTAATCCACGTTTCTTCTTTATTGGGCTCGTCATAAGTTAAGTAGATGCAGTCTAAATCTGCTATATCAATTGAATTCATTGTTTACAATATTCCATTTTACATGAGGTTGATCTGGATCAACTATTACGCATACATCTTGTGGAGCACATGTAATGCCGGTGACCAAGTTGGGTTGTAGTTTTTTAACAGTAATCACTGGTTTAATATAAACAAGTTTACTGTCAACTACGCGAACATTAAATGCAGATAAAACATAAGTTTGTTGATCGACTTCTATGTAATTACCTGGTAATTCCTCCATGCTGTAGATAATTGGAGAGCCATCGTCATTATAATACAGTCTATAAAATATTGGGGCAACAACTGGCAGGTTGTGCAAGGCAGCCCAAAATTCTTCTTCAGTCATCTGCGTCATTATTCTTTGCCCGTTGATCTGCTCGATATTGTTTGTCAAACTTTTCTTCTTGCACAGTCTTTTCTCCAAACACCTTACGACGATTGCCACATAGTCCACATTCGGGGTTACCGCAATCCATTGCGTGTTGTTTAGCAAACCCGTGAGCCTTGTCTAAAGGCAGACCGTGTGCTTTGGCAATTTTAACCTGCTTATTAATGGCATTATCATCTTTTAATAAACGTTTACTATGTTTGATTTTATCTTCGTCTTTACTCACTTAACCACTCCTTAACATGATAATGTACTAGTCCCCATTGTGCAACGGTGTTAATTCTAAATGGATTATTTTCCCAAACCAATTCTTGAGTCCAGTCTGTTGTTTGTATAGGATTAATATAGCGTTTCATATGTACAATGGTAGGCCCAAGCCCAACAGGTAGTGTTACCTGCTCTGGTCCTAAAATCTGTGCGGCTATAGCATATACCACGTCTGTTGTTGGTGCGTCGTCTGGAAATTTTAATATCTTTTTATAACTATCCCATTGCTCAAATATCATTTGTACCAAATTAAAAAATTCTTTTGCAGTGTGACTTAATCTCCAATAGGTAATGGCGTTATACACATCGGGTAGCTTGTTCTCATCAAATATTTTTCTATAATATCTTGATATAGCTGATTGATCATAAAAATCTCTTGCACCTTGGCTAATAACAACATCGCGTTTTTCTAGTAATGTCCACCAATGATCAATAGGACTGGTACAAATCATATCTGCTTCTAGTTTAATAGTCTGCCTATACGGGCTAGCAGTAAATACTTGCCAGTCATTAACATACCCGCCTAGGTCTCCATATGGCAACATTTCTTTTGTTAAGATAGTTACATTTGCATTAGGATGCCACTTATGTATGCTGTCAGATAACTTCTGCGCACAAGCAACATAGACATCACCTATAGCCGGTATAAGATACCCTCGTTCAGCTGTTACTAGCAACAATCTCTCCTAGGTGTTGTTTACCCATGGCATGGAAATCTTGGCGCAATTCGATCCAACGGGCGCGATTTTCTGTATTAATAAAATCCACTCTATAACTGTCTTGATCTAATTGTGTTAGTCGATGTTCTGGAGTTAAACTAGCCAATGCCCAAGGAACGCTATTATGATCTAATGTATGCCCGTTAACTATACCCAGAGCAATGCTCAGCGCATGATCGTTACGATAGGTTGCTGTTGTGCTTTTATACAAATTTCTATAGTGAGTCCAGTTGTCTCTAATCATTTGCATTGAATCAAAAATTAATTCAGCGTGTTTACTCTTGCGGAACATCATTACAGTTGCCCACCACATTGGCATACGGTGGTCTCCAAAATAATTTAACCCTTCGAAATTATTACATCCAGTGACATCATATGCCCAGCGGTGTGCTAGAAAATCCTGATCAATCTCTAACAGCACTTTTAATTGGTCGCTAGCAACAACATAATCAGCATCAAGAACGAGTGTACGGTCCCACGGGCTTAAACGATACGCATCCATACGATTATGATTGTGCCAAGTTACATTACCAACGTCTGTAAAGTGCCGTGTATTATTGTTAACGGCATCATCTGTTATAATGTGTGTTGGTATACCGAGGTGTCGTTCAATATTTTTAGCCGACCACTGTGCCATGGCAACATAATCAATTTCTTCGTTATTGCGGGCAAAGATTAATGCACCAGTGGTCATCTGTTTTTGTTTAGTTCTTCGTATTCTACAAGCCAAGCATTCATTTGTTCTTGCCAATGACTGCGTACTTGATCTCGAAACTCGCGGGTTTGTACTTTAACCGGAGTATCGTATAAATCAAGTATAACAGAATCTGGACTAGTACACGCAGACAAGGTGGATAATAATTCTGGTCCAGCTAACCACATTCCACTAGCGTAAGCAAATGTCAATTTGGCTTGATATTTTTCTTTAAGAGTGCGTCGGGCGACCGCATGTTCAAAACGGCTACGACCGTGTGCAACAAGTTCGTCAGTATTCATATATGTATTGTACTACAAAAAGAGGATAAGGTAAAGCCCCTTGCGGGGCTTTTGGTAATACTAGTGTTACTATTAGGCTACAGAAGCCGCAATAGTTGGGGTTCCCCATGTATTGGACAAGCCTTGTGCGGTAGCAGGTGGCAGGTAAGTAACCAAAGTAGTCGGTGCTGTACCTGTAATTGTAGTGCTTGGACTAGATGTAGCTGTACCACCCGAAATATTGCAGGTCGTGCCTGCGCCGCTTACCGCTGGTTGGAACCAAGTTGTTACTAAAGTTAATACTGTGCTTGAAGTAGCTGTAGCAGTAGTACGGATATACTCGCCGGTATATGGCGATGCAGTATTGTTTAACTGGAATATAGTAGTCGGGCTGGTTGTAAGGTTATACCATCCTGTAGTAGTTGTTAATGTAGTTTGTGTGCCACCACCGCCACCAAGGCGTGTAGTACCCGTGTAGGCCTGGCTAGCAATAGTTTGACTTGCACCAGCAACACGACCAGTAAGGTTAATTGATCCACATAGTCCAGCAAAAGTATTCCAGTCTGCATCCACATCGGTGCCTGTACTTGATTTACCGTATTGAAGTTTTACAATACCACCGGCATTCCAGAAATACCTAGCTTGATCGGCACTTGGGAATGTAACAGTAGTTGTAAATGTAATAGTCCAAGTTGTTTGTCCAGAACCGGTGGCAGTAGTTTTACTTGTTGTGCCAGAGAATGTGCCATACGCTGTACCAGACGCAGCAGCATTGCCGCGATTGGTAGTAACATTTGTTAAATCTGTATTAACTGCGGCTAGTGCTGTAATAGTTTGCCCAGTAGTCGGAGCACTTCTTGCAGTTATTGTGGTGCTGGTTTGAGCGCCAGCTGTAGCAATATCATTTACCAAACTTGCCCATTGTGTGGCTGTAACCGTACCACTTGTGGATACTGTAGGGACTACAGTTTGCCCCCATCCTTTATCGCCTGACCCGGTTGACCAAATATCATTTAAGTTAGCGCCAGCTGTACCGCCCGATGCTGTAGGGCCAACAAACCCATTATAGTCTGTTGCTTGTATTAGTCCGCCTGATGAATATGTCATTCTGTTTAATCCTTAATTTATTGTAACAATAGCTTCGACAATGCCTTCATTACTATCTAATTTATCTTTTAGTGCGCGACCGATTACATTAAATGCAGTCGCCTCGCCCGATTGTGCAGCTCTAGCCAAGCCATTGCCAGCTGATACTAGTCTGTCACCTTTGCGCACTTGACCAATGGTTCTAACAGGAACTCGTCCAGTCATTGCAACTGGGGGATGTGTATCATTTGTTCCGGCATTACTATTCATCAAATATGCTGCTCGTGTACTTATGACTCCAAAGACATTTTCACTTAAATCTGTATTAACTTGAGTAATTTCAGCTGATCCACCTAATTCGACTACTGTTCCAGGAACAAGGGCAACATCTGACTCAAAGCGTTCTGCTAAGTCGGCATAGTTGGCATCAATTTGCAAACCAGAGATAACACCAGTAGATCCATTAATTGACATTGCTGTAGTTGGTGTTCCAGCAATATTAACACTAAAATTAATATTACCATTTGTGTCTTGGTTGGCAATAGTTGCTGTGGAGCCAGATATACTCAAACGAAGATCACTACTTGCACCAATTGATAGACCGGTATTGTTAAGAATACCCACTGTGCCTGTAGTCGAAGTGTTGGCGTCAGAGCGCATAAATTGGCTGCTAGTTAAACTATTCAATGCTGATGCATTTGTAGCTGTGCCTGTAAATACAGCGCCAGCTACTCCGCCCACTCCATAACTCATTGTATATCCAGGATATACCATTGCAAATCCTGCAATCGGTGTTGCTGGAGTAAAGGCACTATCTTTACTAATTATACCAACGATTGTACCACCAGCATACAGTTCAACTACATAGTGGGTACTGCCAATATTGTCAAGAATTGAAGCAGAAACTGCACCCGTTGTGCCACCTGGTGTGTTTGAGCCAGGCCCAACTACTAACCAAGTACTGCCAGTCCATACATTTAATTGTTGTGTGCTTGTATTGTACCACAGGTCCCCGGTAACATTACCAGTTGGCGCTGTGCTTTGTGCGGTAGTAGAACTAATAGTTTTAAATGCACTACCATTATACACTTTGAGTAACGAGTTGCCAGAATCCCACCAGAGCTGTCCGGTTAATGGAGCACCAGGCGGTGTAGTATTTGATGAATTTTCTAGAAGATGTACAAAGTTTGTATCTAGAAATGCACCGTATCCTGCATAATTCTGCCCTACTAGCGTCATTGAGCTAGCGGTATTGATAGTACCATCTGCTACAACAGCAAATATGGTTCCATCAGTTAAGTTAATTGTATATGACATTTATGTTTACTCCGTCCTTTTGTATTTACCGCATAATAATATACTCATATTTATGCCGCACTCAAATTAGTTAAAGTCTGAATACGTAGAGTATAGTCTATTTGTATCTGTCTGTTTAAACTCTTTTGTACAGGATGGAAGATTACATGCGTAATTAATAACAAATTATCAGCACTTCCATTCCAACATTGTAATCCTAGCTCATCAAACACATAATCACCGTTAAAATTGGTGCTATTATCAAAGGCTTGTTGACCAGCAGGCTCACCGTAATCCAACAAACAAGTAGTCACGATATCAGTATACACATTACCCGAGGTATGTAATACTGTAAGATAGTTATTAACTGGGTCTACGTCAGCAGCTGAATTTTGATTTACTACTTTGGCATAGGTTTCGTTATATAAACTAGCATTTTGCCCAGTGGTATTTGGAGGCAAATAGGTAATAACACCAGTTGGATCTACAGCACTTCCGCCGTTGCCAAATGCCATGGCGTAAATCCACCCGGTATTATTGTTGGTCAATGTATTTGCCATACAAATACTGATATTTTCGTAATGAATTTGATTGGACCCATCAAAAAATACCTCTTTTGTAGATGGGTCATATATTTTCAAAAATCCTCTTATTGACAGGTTGCTGTTAGTCAACATACACTTTCCTTTTATTTTTGGTTCCGGATCGAACACTTTTTCCATTTTTCATTGATTTCCATCCGTTTCGTTGATAATATACTTGATAGAAATTTACATTGTTTTCTCTACACCAAGGGCGAAGGCCATTAACTAAATGTTCGATGCCGTCTGGAGTAGTAATTATCCAATCTAAATTGCACAAGGCATCACGACCGTTTTTTTTCCAAAGCTCTTTAGTTTTGTCAGATACTGCTGCTCCGGTTCTTTGTTTTGACCATATTTTTTTTGTTTCAATCGATGGAATCCATCCTTTTTTGCTGTCAGACCAGTTTTTCTTGTGTGTTTCAGATCTTGGAGGCATTTTTCCACCAGGTGGAAAACCGTCTAAACCTGTTTCGGGAACCAAATTTGCCCAATCATTACTATGGACAATATCAAAAAACTCGCTGAAAAATGTTGCAAACTCAAAAATATCTGATTCTTCTGTAAATAATTTATGCCACACAGTACTAACGTCTTTGCCGTGCTCATTCAAATGCCTTGACCAATAAACACCAGAGCCCGGATATATCTCTGGATCAGGTGCTACAGTTTTTCCAAAATAAAGTTTACCTGTTTTGTTATGTTGTTTGATATAAAGATTTGTCGGAATCATGCTCTTTTCTCCACAAATACTTTTTTGGTAGCAGGATCAAAAATTTTAATAAATCCTTCGACTGACATAGCGCCAGTTTCGTTAGGTCGTTTAGCCGCAGGTTTTGCAGCTGGGTTAGGTTGTTTTGGCATGATATTTTCAGTCATATTCTATTTACCTCAATTATAGTCCCCGTAAAAACCTTGCGGCTATTGTTTCGGTTTCTTGTAACGGATTACCATTGCTAGGAGTACCCGCGCCGGGTGCATACCAAGTTACTCCACGATTTATTAAGATTGTAACATCAACACCTGCAACCGGAGCCGTTGTAAAGAGTATAGTAACCGGACTATCAGCAGTAACAGTATATCCAGATACAACCAAAATTCCGCCAACATAAACTTCAATGGCGTCATTGTCAGTAATAGTAATATCCGTAGCAGTAAAGACCGTAGTTGACCCATCAGCTAATGTTGTGTCACTTACAATGTAATTTTGATATTCTGCTGGTAATAAATTACCACGGCCCATATTGTAAACCGTTGCTCCAGATGTGTGTGGTGCTAGGGCTGTACCGGCAGTACCTCTCAACAATCCACTAACAGTGTTAGCCACAGTATCTTTATAGCGATACATAATCCGTTCTGCCCCAATAGTTAACACACCCCAGATGTTAGCAGCTAAGTCTGGATCAACTAAGGCACCGGCGTTGGTAACATATATAGTATCATCGGTGATTAGAACTGGTTGAGTTGTCGTAGTTGTGGTCTCAGGAGTAATACGATAGGTAGCCTGTACTCCACGCATATCTTGGAAAATTCTAAATGCCATTGCCTCGGGAACTACAAAGTTTGTAAATTGTGTTACCATCAGGACATCAGTTGCGTTTAATAATCCAGATGTTAGCATTAGCTGTGTTCCATCTATTGTAAAGTTGATACCATAAAATAGTTGACGGCCATTCAATGATACTAGCAAGCGGCTTGGATCGTCGATTACTGTACCAAGATCAATATTATTGATAGTGGTAGTTTCGCCTGCACTGTAGTCAAAACTGCCGGGATCGCCAGTAACTGGGCCTACATCAAAATCTGTTGTATCATACCCCTCGGTTACTGTAATACCTTCGGTGATTGGGCCCACAAAGCATTGTGTTAGAATATTCTGTTGTCGTGGATCGTTCCAGGTAGTAATATCAATTAATGCTCCAACAGATGGGACCAATCCGCCAGTAGAATTAAATACTAATTGATTGCCATTAACATAGCATTGAGTATTGGTTAATACATAAATTAAAATTTGTTGACCGGCAGTCGGAGTAGTCTCAAACAATACTGTGCGTACACCGGCCGAGTATGGTGTAACTGTAAAGTCTACACCTAGTATTTGTGGAATGTTATTTACATACACATGTACCTGGTTGTCAGCAATTAACGATTCACTAAATCCTAATCTTGAAGGAAGTGAGTACTCGACAGTAATGTCGTCGCCCACCCAGTTAACACCTGCAGCAGTTCTTGCGCGAGTTCCGTTTACACTAACAACTATACTATCGGGATTATTATAAATTAAACTGTTATCAAGAGTAAAACTTAAAGTACCGTTCCCAATAATAACCTGTGTCTGTGGAGCACTCCAGCTATAATTTACTGTGGTGGAATTAACGGTTGTTGGACCAATTGCAACCAAACTAATAAAATCCGTGCTAGTGTATGTTGACACAAAATTAATTTGGGTTCGATTACTATCCAAAATAGATTGGTAAGTGTAATCGGTATTCTCAACTAAGATTACACCATTAACAAAAATAGCAAATTCTTGTATTTCGCTATAGGTCACCGGAACAGTAATAGTATCTACAACATCGGTGCCGTTGTAAACTTGTTTATAAAGTTGATTGCCGCCACCTAATTCAAATACTGCAATTACTATAACATCGCCGGCGTTAGCATTGGCAATCACGGTAATTGTTTGGTTAGCCCAATCAACTGTATATCCATAATCAAGAGTGAGAGCTGTTTGCTGTGTTTGATTTGATACT